ATCAACTTCCTTAATTGAATATATCCTTCTGGATTCTTTCCTGAATCAGTAGCATCAATACCCTCTCCAAAAATCATGTCAATGATTCCTGATATCACCGCATTATTTGTAGGAGATCCATTGTATCTATCTATCAAGTATTGGAAGTAATTATTATCTCCTCCATACTCAACCCATCCCTTTCTGCTATTCTCAGAAATCACAGGGCTTGTATAGCTTGATAGCTGCACAAATTTGAAGTGGCTATTATTCTCCATAAATCTTATACTCGTTATTCATAGTCTTTTCTGTTGTGGTCAACTTAGGCTGATATGTTCCCACTTCAGATCCTGAAGGTAACACATACATCTTATCCTGTGAAAGTAGCTTGACCTTTCCAACCTCCCATATCTTGATTATATAAAAGTTTTCAGGATAAAGCACAGAAGTATCATAGGAGAAAGATAGTGTTTTTCTAAAGCTATCATATGTCCCTGATATAGCATCATAGATATCCTCTTTATCACTTTCTGATATAATCTCAATCTCAAAGGATTCTGTTGTGAAATCCCTGAGATACATCTTGATTGTTGGATTAGTAAATTCTTCAACTATTATCATACAATTATAAAACCCAAAAGAATTATTGTGGTATATTTGCCATTCATCTCTCTAGGTAGACTATCTACCAAAAAAGAAAGCCCTTCCTTAATGGAGGGGCTTCTTTGATTATAATCAGGATCAGATATTAGATATCAGATATCTCTGAAGCATCAGCAGCAATAGCAGCATCTACGAAATTAGCAGGTAGTTTCTCCTGAGCAGTCAATGTCAATGTATATCCAGATAGATCACCCATTGCAGTTCCTGTAACAACAGAACCTCCTGTTACCTCAGCACCATACTCCAAGCCCATCATAAACTTATTGCCGTTGTTATCCTCTACCACTACATGTGGTCTAGATCTAACGATCAATTTAAGTTCATTGTGAGTTTGCTTACTCATCTTCTTTAGAGTCAAAGTCAATACTTGCTCATAGAATGATGTTCCTGCATCTCTGGATGAAGTGATAGTTTGCTCAAATGATGATGCACCTTTCACATCAAACTGAAACCAAGTAGGAGTTCCACCAAAAGCATCAATTGCATCTGTATCTACTCCATCATAAGTGATAGCACCTAATGTACCAAAGTCTGCAAGATATACCGCAGTAATCCCACCAACTACATCCTTGCAGGGTTCGTTTCTTCCTTTTGTTAATGTACAAGCCATGTTATTTTTTTTATTAAAAAAGGGCAGACAAGCATAAGCCTACCTGCCCCTTTTAAGATTAATCAATCAACTCTTAGTTAGCCGAGTTTACGATTCCGTAAGTAACGATATCAGAAGCAAATCCGTATTGTACACCTGCAGTAAATCGCATCACAAAACGAACATTCTGAGAACCATCAAGATCAGCCATATCTAGAACCTTAACTTCGTTGTGGTCTGATAACAAACCTGTACCAAAGAATAGGTTAGATTTCTGAGCAGCCATTGCAGTATTGTCAGCAAGACCTGAACAAACAAACAATTTAACTCCATCAAACGCTAAATCACCACCATTGTACCAAGTAGTACCTGCGTTGTTAACACCATTAGCACCTAGACCTGAAGAACCAAATCCACCTAAAGCACGAACATAAGCACGAGCAATGTTCTGAGATACATAGATGTAAAGATCTTCCTTGCCATATACTGAACTAGGGATTGCATCAACAATAGAACCCAACTCAGCAATAACATTTGCAGCAGTAACACTTGTACCTGCAATCTCTTGAGCAGCAGGAAGGTCAGCATCCAAAGCGATTTGAGTAGTCAATCCAGAGAACTCATTAGTTGAGCCTGTTCCTTCCCAAATCATTTGCTCTGTTTTCTGAGCAACTTTATCAGCCACATAACCGATTAAGTAATCAGAGAATGATGCAGGTAACTCATCAAAAGCACCATAACCCATTTGCTCTGCTTCCCATTGGTTGTGGAAGTCTTTCTTACAAAGTTGTAAGTTAACTTGTAACTCCTTTGGAGTCAATACACGATCAGCAATCGTTACATCTGAAGCATCAGAGAAATCACAAGCAGCATCTTTAACCAAACCATTGGTTGAAAGAGTTCTCATTGTTTCCTTGAACTTCACATTAGGGCGGATAGTTATACCTCCACCATCTAAAGTGTCAGCACTCAATAATGCAGCGGCAATATATTTCCCTGCAAATTCTCCTGCATAACTACTAGTAATAGAATCAGCCATTTTTTTTATTTATTTATGATAGTTTACTATAAATTCTAGCCAATGTAGTTCCTCTACCTGACTTTGAAAAGTTCTGTACCTGAGGCTTTTTCTCAACAGGTGCAGCAGCTACTTTCTTAGCAGCAGGTACTTCACTCATCTCAACTTTCTCCTCAACTACTTCCTCAATCACTTCCTCAGCAGATTGCTCTTCCTTAGGCATCATTGCAGCAATCATCTCTTTGATCTCATCAATAGCAGCAGTAAACTCTTCTTTGCTTACATACGCCATCTCTTCCTCAGCCATCTCAGTAGATTCTTCTTCTGCAACAGGCTCTTCAGTAACTTCCTCAGTTACCTCTTCAGCAGCATCCTTGATTTCTTTGATAACTCCTTCCTCTTCAATAACTAGGATCTTACCATCTTCCAATTCATGCTCTCCAACAGGAGCAGCTACCTTCTCATCATCCTCACCAATCAAAAACACATTCTGACCTGCTTCAAATGATTCCGCTTCTACAACAATACCATTAGCTAGTTTCATTGTAGCCATCTCAACTTTAACCTCTTCCTGTACTTCTGGAGCAACATCTTCTGAAGGTGTTAATGCCATTTCAATCTTCTTAAACACTTCTGTTAAATTCATTTTGTGAACTTTTCTAATTAAACAACTTAAAACTAATATTTTGGGTTATTTTCATAACTCTCCCAATTCTTTCAATTTACTCTCAGCCCATCTCTTGCCTGATAAACCTCCCCACAATAAGTAAGAGATATATCCACATGATTCTTTATCTCCCTCATCATAATACTCCTGCGCTCTGCTTAGGTAGGAATACATCCTTTTAATTGTCTCAACAGATACAGGTTGCTTCTGTGCTAACTGCTGCGCTCTAACCTTACCAACTTGAGTAGCACATTTATTTCCTCCCTTCTCATTGAGTTCAATCCCTTTCTTTGCATTGTTAGATACTGAATCAGGGTAGTCTCTAAATGATTCCATCTCCAACTTTCTCCCTGACTTGTATCTCTTATCATCTTTGATAGTAGCCTTTATTACTCCCAATAAATAAAGTGATAGGAGATGTTCTGCTTCTTCTGATTCAATTTCTGATAATTGAGAACTGAGTTCAATAGTGGATTCTCTTTGCATAAACCATCCTTCAATGCTGAAACCTTTAACTTTTCCACTTTTGACATATTCCTCCCAGATATCTTCATTATTAACTTTCATTGAAACCATCCAAGTACCCACAGGATACTCTAAGCCATATGCTCTGCTCTTATCTTTCTCAGGATCTTCAATGATCCAACTTTCAACTAAAGATAAGCCTGTGATCTTCTCCTGATGTTCTAAGGTAGCATTCCCCTGCTTCCCATTCATCAGATACAATTCAGATGCTCTCCTGATAGTCTCCTTTGTAAAGAATACATAATACTCCTCATCCTGATCTCTCCTGTATATAGGCTTATCTGGAATCATAGCAGCACCCATCAGAACTCTCTTCTCAAGATCTACCTCCTTAAACTCAAATTTGTAATCTTTGCTCAAGGTGATAAAATCCTCCTCTATTGCAGGATGCTCAACAATACTAATTGCATCTATACCATGCAATAGCTTCTCCTCATCCAATACTAACTCAAAAAACTTCATATTATTCTAGCGTTGCCGTTTCCTTTATTTTTCTATCTAACTTATTTGCATTCTGAATATCCTGATTCACTACATACGCTCTCACAGGTTGCCCCTGTAAAGATTGAGTAATTTGATTTCCTAAATCAGATGCTGCCGTATCTAATGCAAATCTAGGTGATATACTAGCAGTTGATATCTGTGGTCTTGGTACACTTCCTCCTCCTGTACCCCCTCCAGAAGTGCTAGGAATTGGAGTAGCATATATTTGTCTAATAGATGCAAGACCTGATGCAACAACTCCTGCTGCTGCTATTGGTCCTGCAATACCTCCCTGACCTAATGCCTTAGTAGCACCTAAATATGTATTGATTACTGCCTGTGCAGCACTTAACGCTTTACCTGCCTTTGCATCTTTCCCTGCTAAATTAGATAATGATCCTAATGCTCCTGCTATTGCTCCAAGTGTAGCTTCCTGTACTGCTTTATCATCTTCTGCTTTCTTCTTCTTTCTAGCAGAATCTTCATCATCATATTTCTTATTGACTTTTGCAATCTCCTCATTCTTGAGCCTATTAAGTTCAATCTCATCAAATCCATATTC